TTTCGTGCTGATAACGCGCAGTCCACTGCTGAGAGGCTGCGTCATACGAAACCGCAGAACCCTCTGATTTTGTTGGAGCATTTCCAAAACCGGATAAGAGAACGTCTTCTTCAAACGCTTTTTGCGAAGTGTTTGATTCAAAAACTGCCTCATATTCGGCTGGATAGCTGTCATATTCGAGTCCGAAAAGAGTATTCAGACCCGGCTCAAGCATTTTAGCAAAATTTGCTCTATTCATAGCCATTGTTTATACCCTCCTTAAATGCCAGCACTGTCTTTAAGAAGATGCTCATTGATAAGCACTTCCATGACAGCGTTAGCCCCGAATGCGTTGTCTGGAGTTTCGACCAACGAAAGAATTTTACAAGTAGCAGCACCAGCCGCCATTGTTCCGTTAATTTCAAAACCAGATTGACCAGTCGTTGTGGACCCAGCGCCAGCAACAACATCAGCGCAGTTGCCGATATTGGTCTGAGCAGGGGAACCCGCAGACTGAACTTTAAACACAGTATATGGACAATCATATACATATGCGATGATGTCAGTGGCTACTGTGCCTGACGGCCAGTATTCACTGTAGACGTAAGAACCGTCACTTGCTGTGTAAGAAACACCCGCAAAAACACCAATATTGTTAACTTCTGTGGCCGTGTGTGGCGTAACAACCCCATCTGCTGTGAGAACGCAAAGATCACCTGTAAAGATGTTTTCTGCAAGGCCACTTGTGATGGTGTATTGGTTAGTGCGAGGTGCATTACCGCTCATGTGACGAACTGGGATAAACCCAAAGGCTGCATCTGCATTTGCCATTTTTCGCTCCTTTTAGCGTTAATTTAGTCGCTTGCAGCAGAAAGAGATCTGCCACGACTGGTTTCAGACTTCCGCTCTTGATAGATTGGTTGTCCACTACGCCGTCCTAACGCTTCAAGATCGCCTGCAATTGATTCATTCAGTTCATCGTTTTTGCCTGAATAATAATCTCTCATTTGATTATGCCGTTCTTCTGGCATTTCGCATAAGAGCATTCCTTCAACTCCAATTGATCCTGCCCACTGGCCGTGATTTATTGTTGAGAATAACTCAGATTTCACAGTGTCAGCAGGGCGCGGTTCCCATCCTTCACGCATACGTTTGTACACGTTGTCTGGGCTTTCCTTACCCTGAATCGAGGTAGCAACCCACCTTTGGACATAGCCGGGACGTGCTTCGGGGGCGTCCAAAAGTGATGGTGGTTTCCATGCAGTCATAGGACGAGACTCCTCATCACGCACAGAATTACGAGCTTGGCTCGCACGAACATTTCTTTTCTCAGACATTACTGGCTCCTTTGCTGACGCCGAATTTCGGCTTCGTATTTTTTAAGACCTTTTTCATCATTGATTCCAAGTTCTCTAGCCATTCTGAGTTGTTCTTGCGACATCCTCACTCTATTGCCCTTGTAACTGGAAGAACCGCCTGTAGTTGGGGCGACTGGTGGTCTACTTTTTGTTCTTGCCTTACTTGGACTTGCTCCTGAAGATAGCTCAGGAAACATTTTTTGTAAACGGCTGTTTAAAGTTTGGTAATATTCGTCCGAATTTTTGTCGAAACCCTCCAAGTCGAGTTGGACATCAATTGAACGCGCAGCCGCCGTTTCTCGCTCAAAGCCTTGGGCATTGAACCAGTTATTTGCTTGCCACCATTGCATAGCTTTTGGTGGGGCTGGATTTTGTGCAGCTTGCTGTGCGCGGCCAACCGTTGGTGATGCTGCTGCACGTTGCTGGCTTTGCTGCCGTTGCATTTCCGCAATACGCATAGCCGCTCGCATGTCGGCCATTTGCTCTTGGAAAGCTACTTGCGCCTTTGTGTCGCCTTCTTCCACAGCTTGCTCAAGAGCTGCTTTGGTTTGGCTGTAACGCTGGTTAAACGCTTGTTCAGCCGTTTTTTGAGATCCTTGCTCCAATCGCTCAAGGCGTTTCTGGAGCTGTGAATTTTGCTCCTGAATTTGCCTAGCTTGGATTTCAGCTTCTCTACGTTGGCTGACCAACTTTTGAATACGCTTTTGAACTTTAGGTCCATAGTCATCATCCTGCTCTTGAGCCTCTTGAGCTACATCTTTAGCTTCTTCTTTAGCTTCTTGCACAGGTTCATCGATAACTTCAATTTCAAAATCTTCTGGCTCACCTTTGGCCCTTTGAATTTCGGCTTCGATTTCTTCCAGAATTTGTTCTTTTTCTGCCATATCAATCACCCTACATATGCTGCGACATCAACACCGTCTGGCAATATCGATGTGATTTCATCATCGTTTAGCAGAAGGAACTTGACGCCTTTTACAACAAGTTTTTGACCAGCGTATTTACCATAGGTCACGCGATCACCAACCTTTGGAGATATATCAGACCGCCATCTCTGGCCTGTATCTCTGTCACGATACGCTAAGTCACCCAAGGCGCAGACTGTGCCATGAGCTGTTAGGTATTCTTCGTTATCTTTGGATGATTCTGGCAGCAATATACCGCCTGCTGTTTTGGTTTTAACCTGATTAGGCTGAACTAAAACTTTCCAATTTAAGGGGATTGGTAATTGATGAGATCCAATTGTTGCGTTGGTTTCTTCATCTGTAAATATTCTATCATGCTGATGAGACACGCTATACATCCTCTTCGTTTAAATTTTTCAATGTTTCGCGGATAACCTCAGAGGCTTGCATTAAGCCTTCTGCGATCCCTACGTTTTTGTGGTATGCATTGATGTCGGTCATCCGACCATCAACCATACCTTCAGCTATTTCCAGCCGTCTTTTTTCCAGATTTTTTCTGATCTGTTGGAGCAGATCGCTTGTTGTCATCTTTTACAGCTCCTGACATTGATACGCCAGTAACGTGTACTTCGACATCTTTTCGCTCTGACATTAGTACGCTTTCTTTTTAGGTTTTGCCTTTTTCTTCTTTACCTTTTTTTTGACAGGCTGGGAAGGTTTCTTTTTGCCATACATCATTTTTTGTTCTCCTTTAGACATTAATTTGCCAAAACTTGCTCTATTCATCGTAAGTTTGGCCTTGGTATTTACGATTGGCCGCATCAAATACAGGAGCATACTTATCAATTTTTATCGCAACGTCAGGATTTTCTGCTTTTGCGGCTGATAACTGATTGTATGGAACTGCTTGTGTTGCCACAGGTTTGTTAATTATTTTTTGAGCCATGTTTCCAAGAAACTTTCCTATATATGGGGTTGCTTTAATCGCACCCATCATTGCTGCTGTTACAACGCCAGAACCAACTGCAAATATTGGTGCTTCTTCTTTGCCCGACTGTACACGTTCTTCTGTGGTTTCGCCTTGGCCAGTACCACTGAAAAAACCACCCAAGCCACCAAGCGCGGTTGAAGCCCCAACATTTTTTGCTAATCCTGTGCCAATAATTTTTGTTACAGCCGCTGGAGCGCCAACTGCGATTGTTGGTAGCATACCTAAACCACTAGATGCTGTGTATTCTGCTGGATATTTTTCTTTGAACGCGGCTTGCTCTTTGTTGATTTCGCTGTCGATCTCTTGGAAAGTCTTATCGCTGAATGGCGCTCTTATGCCAGCTTCGATCTCACCGCCCAAGCCCACAATGGTTGCGCTGTCTAGCATAGTGCGCCCCATGCCTTTGATCTGCTCTGGATCTGCTCCACTTAGATCGTACATGGGTGGAGCAGACATCTTGTAATAAGTTTCCCAAAAGCCAGCCATCAGACATTGCCTCCAGACAATTCACGCGCCAACACCTTGAGTGTCTCTGAGAACCCCTTATCCAGCTCTTTAGCGGCCATAGCGAACTTTTTGGGGGATATCTCACTAGACTTCAACCCACGCCTCTCCAAGAAGCTCTTAGCCGCTCTGATCTCTGCTTGCGCTACGCGCTTAACTGCCGCTCTCGCCATCATCTTCTCCTACGCTTTGCAACGCGCCGTACCCAACTGTACCAGCCAGAGGCACAGAAAACAAATTTTCCTTCATCTGTCGCATTACGCCTTCTCTATATTCATCTTTATTTGGCCCAAAGTCAGTGTAAGTCGCTACAGGCAAATTGTTTTCC